GCCCGGAGTCGCTTAACTATGAGAACACGCAACCGTACATCACAAACAACTATCCCCGCTGGGAACGCTAAAACGTTCAATCCAGCAGGTGTATTGTTAGTTGACTCTGCGTTGTCTTCAATTGTATACGATGATCTCTCTGAGATTATTGTAGACCAGTTGTCGTATAAACAGAAGTCCGGCAATTGTGCCCATTCAAAGGCACGAATTTGGCTGTGTGATGTCCCGCATCGTACTCCCATGTACGAGACGGGTGGGGGACCTCTATATACCGAGTATACCAATTCTGGTTTTATTCGGGCTATTGTCCCCTCATGGCAGACGCAGCTCGAGCCAGTCATTACTCCTTCGAGTTTTGATTGGGGTAGAGCTTCGTTTGACGCTCTGGAATCCATGAAGCCATCTCTAACCGAGATGTTACTTCCGAACTTCCTGAGCGAACTGAAAGAGTCGTCGCTTAATCTTGGTCGAAAGGCCAAGAAAAAGCTTGCAGACATCGAGCGGAAGCGAATTCAATCGCTTCGCCAACAGATACAACGTCAGAAACCGGGGTTCAAACCCAGGCGTAAAGACTTAGTACCTTCGGCTCCGATATGGGATCGGACATTCGGTGCATTGCGTAAAATGGCAACAACGCTGAGCTGGGTAAACCTAGCTTGGCAATTCGCCATTCGCCCGACTCTGGAAGACGCAAAGTCTATTGGTGAGATCATTGATCAAACCAAGAAACAGTTGTCTGAGTTAATCCGCCAAGGAGATAAGATGCAAAGGCGCCATTACAAGCGCCCTTGCGATATTCTTACGCTCCCCTCACGCAGCCTGCTCGGAGTTGGTCAACAGCGCGCGGCCTTTTGGACGCGCACTTGGAGACGCTTCGAGTGGATGCAGAGGCCTGTGTACCACGCGTCATGCTTATTCAGCTATGACACAGAACGTATACGGGGGACACTCGGACAGATTGACGCCATGATACACTCGTTTGGAGTGTCTAGGATGGGTTCCGTTTTATGGGAAGCCATCCCTTATAGCTTCGTCGTTGACTGGTTTGTCAGCGTCGGAGATCTTATCGCGTCAATTGAGGATCAATTACTTGATCCGCTGCCCATAGTTATCCACGACTTCAGCCATTCGCTGAAGTATGAGTACAAAACCACATTGGAAGTGGAATGTTCGATTAATAGTCTAGCGTCGTATTATGCGACGTTAGATGTTGCGAACAAATTCACAACCGTGTACGAGCGACGCAGAGACGTTCCGTCTCTGTGGGACTCATTGTCGGCCCGGACACCTTCGAGTAATCAAGTAGGCCTAGGCCTATCCCTGATTATATTGAAGATGGACGGGGTTCACAAGGGTAAGTTTCGAAGAAACTGACCCTCAACGATGCATGTCTCTGACTGTATCGTGGTCCAATTAGTACATCATGTTTATCTTATGACATACCAAAAGTATCAGGATACATTATACCTAGTGCGTCTTGAAAAAGACATGCTAGAGTATGAAATCGACGTACTTGGAGAAGCGCATGAAGATGTCATTCGGTATTTAACAATACTGAATGATCTCGACAAGCTCGACTCCTTTCGTGCTCGATTAGTCACGTGGTGGCATGGTTCCCGTATAGGGAATCAGCCTCCGTGGCCAAAACTCTCTTAAGAGTTTTGGGGACAACGGCTCCTGGCGAGTGCCAGATAAGGCCGTGCATCATAATGCGTTCAAACCATATAGGTCTATAGCATGTTTAACAATGACATCGCATTGGCGGGAACTAGTGTCACTGACACTTTTTCCCTCCAGTCAGTCGTGGGTGGCAAGTCCATCCGCTCTGACGCTGCCGCTACTATCGGAGTGCCCCGCTCGTTGACTATTAGTCATCAAGAGGTAACGCGCTCCTACGGTAAGGCAGACCGTCATCTCGTTCGCCTGGATCGTGATTTCGAAGCCGCAATGGCTGGAGATCCGAACGTTCAGGCGTCGGTGCAACTCGTAATTGAGGTGCCCCGCAACGACGTGACCGTTGCACAGATCCAATCCTTGGTTGACCAGATGGAAGCCTTCACAGGCACCGCTGGTTACCTCGGTAAGATCCTAAACAACGAACCGTAGTTTTAGAAAACTTCGGTTTAAGCTGTCCCCATTGGGGACAGCTGAGTCCGTCTCCTTCGTAAGAAGGATGGCGAGATACGTGTACTATAGACTGATACAGTTATACGACGGGTGCTGTGCTTTTTACGCACGGTACCTGTAGGTGTAACCAGTCTAGTGGTACGAGGCCAGTGTGTGTGTCTTTGATAGCGCTATAGGCTAGGAGGATTAACCTTATGGTGTCCATAATAGCCCAGCGGCAAGAGCTTTATCTTGCCATCTATCGCGACCTCTACACTGATGTAGCTGAGAAGCTACGTGTTCCAGTTAAGGAGTCACAACACGACTTGCTAACCATTGCAAGTCGAGTTGAACGCGAGGGACTTTCGTTTCTGACGAAAGTCCTGCCGCAACTTCGTAAGGCCCTTGACAAGGCCCTATCGAAGGATGAACCCTTCCAATCCCCAACGTCTTTTCGAAGACAAAAGGGACGAACCACACCCTGTTTATTTAGGTGGTGGTTCAGTCGGGTTATCACTCCTGAGGGATTTGTAGTCCCTCAAGTGGATACGGAGCTAATCGCGTCGTTACGGCAGCTTATGGATGTTTTCTATAAGCTCGAGATAGCCTACACTGAGGACCAGGAGAAAGTTCTCCTGGACCAGTTCGTGCAGGTTGATGCAGCCCTTGATAAAGGCAGCAATATTGATCAAGAATGGATCGAAGAAACAGCGGATCTGATCCGCGACATCTTTGCTTCGTTCGACCCAACAGACATCAAGCCCAGACATGGGCCTGGTTCTGTAGCTACAGGCGAGGAGAACCATGAAAAACATGTGTTCTCTCGCATTTACAGCGAGATCGAGAAGGTGTACCCCTTTACGGAGTACTTTTCTTACTCAATGTCTGCTGTAGCTGATCAATGGCATCAATACGAGTCCTTAGAGTCCCTAGAGTCAGGCACGGCGAAAGTCGTGCTAGTCCCGAAGGATTCGAGAGGGCCTCGTATTATCTCATGTGAACCATTGGAGTACCAATGGATCCAACAAGGCCTCGGGCGTGCTATTGTAGCACACTTAGAGTCCTCTCATATTACGCGTGGTCATGTGAATTTCACTGACCAAACGATTAATGGGAGGTTAGCCTTAGAGGGTTCAAAGAACCATCAATGGGTCACATTAGACATGAAGGAAGCATCTGACCGTGTGAGCTGCTGGCTCGTTAGCGAGTTATTCGCTAAAGTTCCGGCCCTTCGAGAGGCTTTATTCGCCACTCGAAGCACTCACACGAGGCTTCCTTCAGGCCAGGTTGTGCAACTGAAGAAGTTTGCTCCAATGGGAAGCTGTTTATGCTTCCCGGTAGAGTCCATTGTCTTCTATGCGCTGGCCGTAACGGCAATAATACGCAAAGACCGTTTGGAGAATCCAAATAGGAGTCCCCGTGGTAGGCGCCGCAAGGCGCTTACCGCGGTCTATGTGTATGGAGATGACCTCATCGTCAGGAGCAAAGACTACGCTCCTGTACTGCAGCTCTTGCCCACCGTTGGACTTATGTTCAACGACGCTAAGTGCTGTACAGCAGGCTCCTTTAGGGAGTCTTGCGGAACTGATGCCTATGATGGCGTCAATGTCACACCCCTTCGAATAAAGAAGGTGTATGAGGTCCATCGTAATGTACGTGCTGAGACCTTCGTTGCGTATGTCGCATATTCAAATGCGATGTATGCTAGAGGGTACAAGCGGGTGGCTAGTCACTTGGCTAGCCTGGTTGAGAGACGTATTGGCCCGCTGCCGATCACTTATCGGCAGGAAGGTTATTTGTCTCTTATTCGGCCCGTTAGGACCATTCAACCGGGTCCCCGGTCGCAGGTTCGGTATAATGCCGAGCTTATGCGATACGAGATCCGCGCTTGGACGTTGCTTACCCCTTCAATAGAAGTGGATAGCAATGACTGGAGCATGGTCTTAAGGAGACATACGTCTCCTTCAGACTGGTCCGACCCCGGCACGTTTGCGGTTCCACGGCGCAGTCGCCTCCACCGTGGATGGAGCAGTTTGGTTTAACCGCCAGACTGCGAGTTTGTTCTCAGAACATTCTCTTGAGTCTGCTCGGTCCCCCCGCAAGGGGGGACCAGTAGTCCAGTTGAGTGGG